AGCGCGGTTCGAATATTCGTGCCTTCTTTCCATGCGGTTTCGCTAGTCGTTTTAAATAGTCCCGTGCTTGAGATAGTTCTCAAGCTGGTCTCTACTTGGTGCTTTCGTTGTTGTAGTTCGTTGTTCATCGTTGTTTCGTTTGATCCAATTGCGGGCGGCCGCCTCCCAATTCTTCATTTTGGATTTGCCGACCATCCAGCCTTTGGATTCGTAAAAGTTATGAAATTTCTCTCCTTCGTCGGTACTGCTTCCTGCCTTTTCGAATTTATCCATGCATTCTTCAATACTTGGAGGAGAAAATCTGCTTCTCTTTAGTTGTTCTTTATTCTTCTCTATAGTTACATCTATAGTCTGCGCAACTGTAGTTGCTTCTAGTTGCAACTGTGGTTGCTTCTTTTGCAACGATTGTTGCTTCTTTTGCAACTGTAGTTGCTTGTTCCTATCGTTGCTTGTTCCTATCGTTGCTTCTATGATAACCGTCATCTTCCTTTTATGACCGTATCCCTCACAAGCCAAGTAATGAGTCTCGCACAAATCCTTCCGCATTTTGCGGATGTATTGAGGAGTGCAAACCAATGTCTCAGCGAGGTACTCGTCCCCGGCCCAGCAAGAACCGTCCTTGTGACTCAAGGAATGAATCTTAGCAAGGAGGATTCGTTGCATGGGTGAGAGGTCGGCAAGTTCCCATATCTCGAACGGGATCCATATACCTTTGTTTTCGTTGTTGTCCATCGGCTAAAAGTAAAAAAAAGGGGGTTATTCCACCCCCTCTCTTTCAAAAATCATTACTTCCTCCACAATCTCGGCGTAGGTAGCTCCGCACGTTTCGGATATCTCCGGGAGGTGCTTCAGCATATTTCTGCCGCCGTTATCGCACCAGTTCCGAACGGTGTTCGAGGTGACCCCGATAATTCGCGAGGCTTTTTCTACGGAATCGTAGTTGCGGATTAGGAACAATTTGATATTATTCATAGCGTTCGTATTTAATAGCTCCCCACAAGAAGGAGCGAGAGACCTTCACTCGCTTATTTAGAGGGGCCTTCCTTGCATTATCTCCGTCTTCGATAGGGGTTACCCTATCTGTGGTGTTTTGGCTTTGTTTTTTGGACTCAAATGCGATTACGTTATGCACAAGTTGACGACTGCATTCGTACTTTTTCGCGATTGTTGACACTTTTGCCTTCGGATGCTTGCGCAGATGTGCGCGAATTTTCTCGCTCTTGCTCATAGCTTCGAAATTAAAGTGTTTCGAATGCTCAACAAGAATTCAGCGGCTTCAAGAATCTTCTCAGGATCGCTCTCTTGCGTAATAGCGTGACCGATTGCCCAGCTTGCGTCGATACGCTTCTGGATGTCGGGGCTGTTCTTTTGGCCTCCTTGCCCGAAACCCGGCTTCGTGAGTTTTATTCGGTCGCCCCACTTCGACGGAGTTACTTCGAACTCTACTTCGTCGCCTACGCTCCAGCGGTTTTCGCTCTTTGCGGATACCTCTCCGCTTTCTCCGGATTCGAGTTGCACTTCGAATTTGTACATCAGCCCGTTTTGGCTGTCGTAAGTGCCATTCGGCTGAATGGTCTTGATTTTAGACTGTCCCATTTTTTTGGTTTTAGGGGTTAAAATTCTGTTTGTATGATTTAGCCCATTCCGTTTGGTTGAAATTGGGCAGGTCGATAGGTCTTAAAAGGTTGGCGCGAAGTTGCAAAAATATTTCGCTCCAGCGTTCTTCGGTCGGCTCTCCTGACAAGATTTCGTCTTCGAGTCCTCCGTCGTCATCGCGTAGCGAAGAGTTTCTAAGGAGTTCGAGAGCGTCGGTTTTCATTTGCTCAAAGTCCGGGCTTTCACTATCGTCGTCTTGAAACTCCGACCATTCTTTGCACTCGCTACAAAGTTCCGTCTCTCCATATTGCGGGGCACCACAGCAGTTACTCCTCATTTCGTTCGTGCTTTAATGAGGGATTGCTTGAATTGCTTCCATGCTTTGTCGAATTCTGCATCTTCATCGCGGAGGCTTTGTGCCCATTCGTTGAATGAAGAAGCGGGGTTTACGTTCACGCTACTTTGTACGCATACGGGCTTTGCCCATTGCTTTTCTTTTAAATTCTGCATTTATGTATCTGTTTAGGTTAATGATCGCGGAGTCAACTTCAAAGCGGAGGCGGTCGATATCCTCCCCCTTGAATTCTTCTTGTGCCCATTCCCAGTATTTGAGAACGTCTTCTTTAATCTCGTTCATCGGTTCATGAGTTCTTCTTCGATTTCCTCCTCGATGCGCTTGAATTGGAAGTCTAGATAAGCGGGGTTTACTTCGGTTACCTCGATAATTGACTTCTCTCGTCTAATAAAAAGCCGCTGAATTTCGAATGTCGAAGGGCTTGGAGGGGTGTCGTACGTTCCCTCTTCTCCGTATTGGATTGAATACTCTACTTCTAAGTAGGTATTGCAGTCAATTTGAATTTCGTGTCGTTCCATTTGTTTGTTGTTTATGTGGCTAAACTACAAATAAATTTTAGCTATCCAAAACTTTCTTTAGTTTTTATGCAAAAAAAAGAGGGAAGCCGCGTTCGGCCTCCCCCTCATTGAACAACAAACGTAAACAGATAGATAACTATCAACCGGGAAGATACGTCATTTCTGAGAGCTTCCGAAATAGTAATTCACCACTTGCCCCACGAGAGTACCTTCCGCGAATCCGAGGATATGGAAAAATATTTCTTTGTCTTCGACCCCTGACTTCGCCCATGCTACGAGGACGATCCCGATACTCATAGCCGCAATGCCGACGAACATCTGCATATAGTCGCGCTTTCCAAGTGCCTTCGTAACTTCTACCTCTCGGTTTCTTGCGCTGGCTCTGTCTGCGTTGGCAAGTTCGAGAAGCAAGACCCGCGCCTTTTCTTTCTCTTCCTCGCTTTCGGTACTCTTGTCAATGAGTACGCCCAAGGCTTTGAGCAGTTCCCCACCGGGGACGAGTTCCCCAATCGCTTCGAGTACGTCGGGGCTTTTATCCCTGAACCATTTACCGAGCTTTGTTTCTTTTAGTTTCATGAGTACATGGTTGAAATGCGTTCGTCGATACCGTAATCTAAAAGAACGCGAGAACCCCTATACTCGCCCCAATTTTCCAGACGGTACAAGTCACAGTTAGTAATATCAAAAGCGGGGATAGTAGCCTTGATGATGGCAACAAGTTGCGGAGGTATTTCGTCGGTAGGTGCGATTCTACGCATACAAACGAACCCACCAAACGACCAAAGGAGCGGAGCGAGATAGCCGCTTGTTTTGTGGCTTTCCCAGACCTTCCCCTCGTTTACTCCTTGCAACCAACCCCGGCGGTCTAATGGGATTTTGTAGGCTTTGGTTTTAGTTAGAATGACGAGGCGAGTAGATATCTTGATTTTCATAAGTCCATAAGCACGTTGAAAGCGGTATGCCCGCCGATGATTACCCCACACCCTATGGCTTGCTTTTTAAAGTGCTTCGCGTATGCCGCCGAATAGCTGTCACGGTCTAGCCCGCACCCTACCTGCATTCCGAAAATCTTGAAGTTGTTTCCGACCATCCATTCTACGTACGCTTGCGTATGGATGTGACCTTGAACGGTTGACTGCATATCGTTCTTTGCTTTGGTTCTTGCCGTGCCTCCTTCGCCGTGGACGTATTGTACGCTGTCGTACTCAATGCGCTCGACCCAATTCCACGAAGTGCCGAGAACTTCGTTGTAGTCGCGTATCCATTCACGAGGGACGGACGAAGAGAACGCCTTTCTCATAATGATACGGTCATGGTTTCCGATTATAACATCAGCCACGGGAAAAGCCTCAGCCCATTGCGCTACGTGCTGGATAGCTTGTTGTAATTCGTAGCCCCCTCCCAAGCCGTTGGGGTCGCTCTCGTGATAGCTTGAGTAGTGGTTGTCTATGATATCCCCAATAAAGACGACTTGGTTGCAGTAATGCTTCTCGTAGGTCTCCACGCAGAATTCGAGATACCCGTCCAGCTCAAAAGGACAATGCAAATCCCCTATGCAAAGAATCCTTCGCTCGTTCTTCTTGAGGCTCTTGATAGCCTTTGCGAGTTTGGGATCTAAGCGGGGGCGGAAGTTATTCAATACGTCCAGATTCTATGTTGCGACTTATTTACGTCCAAATCTACATGAATGAAGTTCGGCCCGATTCCTATTCGATTAAAGCCGACTTCGGAAAGTGCTTCGAGAATGATGTACCTCGCCCTCGAATCTTCTACGTGTATATCGGCGGCAAGCCCTAACAAGTGAGAAGAGTTCTTCGCTACGGGGTATCCCCTCTTCTTTAGGTCTTGGTTATAGGCTACGGTGCGAAAGCCGCTATTAATAATGAAGGGAATCCCTGCGCAATCGCGAGCCTCGTCAAGCATAGACAAGAAGTCTTGGTCCATCATCTCGCCTGAGCCGGGAGAGTCGGGGGAATCGAATTCGTCAAGGGTGAAGTATCTCATTTTTTCGCGAGCATTATTTCGATTTTGTGAACGGACTCGATGACCTCCTTCATCATCTTCTTTAGCTCGTCTTTATCGGACTCCACGCGAATGATTCGCCCCTTTAGCTTTTCAATTTCTCGGTTTAGGTTTACCCACACCATCACGATCGTCATCGCGCTTGGGAGAATTGTGAGGATTATTTCTGTCGATGTCATCGAGGAATTTTTTCAATAGCGTTATATTCTCTTTGCGGTTCTTTCTCATCCGAAGAACGCTCTTAAATCTACCAAACGCGGGTACCTACTGCTTCCGGAGATACTCATTCCGCTCTGGTAATAGTCGGCAGGCTGTGGAAGCATATCCGCTCCCGTGTTCGAAGTGTATTCAGGAAACAGCGAGGAGTTATTACAGAGGTAGTCATACAGTCGGAAGGTATAGAACTGCGCATTTTGTCGCGCCCGCTCCACCTCTCGGTGCAAATCGTCCGGGGTTATGCTCGTAGTGTCTTCAGATATCCGAATAACTAAAGACCCGTTATCCATCTTCACGTAAAGCGAAGGAATCATTTCGACCATAGCCCACCAAAGGGTCGCTTTGCGGACGTATGAATCCATGAGGACGGCGTAATCGCCGGAGAGCGTACCCGCTTGAATATCGGCCTTGAGTTTATTGAGGAGGTCAGTCCCCAAATAGAGCTGGATATACTTGTCCTGAGCGAGGATAATTGAAGGAACGAGGTAAGCGTCCTCGATGCTTCCGTTTATGTTGGTGATCCGCTTAATATAGTCGGGATTCACGAAGAGGATTTCGGGAGTGAGTGCCATTTATCGAGGGTTTAAAAAGCCGTTGTTCGGCATATCTACCGGGCGTTGTGCTACTTTTTTATTGTTGTCTTCGAGTCGCTTTGCATCGACCCCGGCTTCCCGAATCAATTTCTTCGCTTGATTGACCGAGATTTTTTTGTTGTTCTTGCGGAGGTACGTTTGACGCTTCCAAAAATGGTGACACGATCCACCGCCCTTATACAACCAAACGGAATAAGTATCCGCGCCATTTGGCCCCCATCCGGGGTTCACGGCTCTATCTCCTGCGGCAAGTATATCCTCCTTTCTAAAGACGCGGTTTGCAGATACCATCTTCTTACAAAACTCCCGCGAATCTGCTGAGGTAGTCCCCGGAGCATACGAATAACGTACCTTAATAATCTCGGTATCTTGCTCCGACCCCGCTTGCGGTTTGCTACTTGGTACTTTCGCAAAAGCGAAAAGCGCGTCTCTGGTCTGTTCGAGTTCGTAATCGACCTCCACCTCATCAATCAACTCCCATTCTTCGCCCATCTCCTCGCCTTTTTCCGTTAGGTAATCAACGCACTCGTCGAGGTTGATTTCTTCAGAGGAAAGCGTTACGAGTTGGCTTTCTATTCCCGAAGCGTTTAGAAGCGTTTTAACGGCCTCTGTGACGACTTGCCTCGCTGGGGCTATGACGTTCCTTTCGAATAGCTCTGAAGCCTCTGCAAGCTCTCCACCGCCCCCTAACTTACCCGGCACGGATACCCCAAACATCTGAGGCGACGTAACGCGGTGACCGACCATAATCTTCGAGGTCACTTCTTCGGAAAGGAATTGGTATTGATTGTGAGCGTCCGACAATTGGAATGGCTCGAAGTCTGGCTTTCTTTCGGGATCGTCTGAGTACGTGACGATGAACTTCCCCGCGTTGCTTGCTCCTGCAAGCTGTCGTTCGATATCCATTCGGATTCGATTGCGCTCCTCTTGCGGAGGGATACCGTTCTTAAAGTGAATTGAGAACGAAGGACTCATTCCGTTCTTAATGTTGTTGATATGGTAGACCCCTATTTCTTTATCGAGTTCGATGTAGTTAATTGAGCCGATATAGTCCGGCTTGGGATAGTAGAAAGACCCCGGAGAGAAGGGCTTCACGTATAGAATTTGAGTAGGAAATTCGATGTTCATCTCCTTGTGGAAGCGGTGAATTTCGACCTGCTCCTCTTGCTTATTGCTCCAGTCTTTAGAGTAGTAATACGTTTCTACGATTTCATCCTCATTGACAAAGCCCGAACGGATATTCTCAAAGGGCAAGTGCGAGACGTTGGCGATAGTCGTCCTATCAAGCGACCAATTGATTTCGAGAGCAAAGCCGCCCTGAATCTTAAAGTCGAGACAAGCCTTTCGGAGTTCGTCGTTCAAATTCCATTGGTCAAAAGCGAGGCGACCTTCTAAGCTCGAAGCGTCGAACCCTTCGCCAAAGATCATCATCGCAATAGTTGTTGACAATGCGTTGTGAGTAGCGGACGAATGAAAGAGGTCAACGAGGTACTGAGGAAAGAGATTGTCTGCCCCGTAATTCACGAAACCTTCGCGGCTGGCAGTCTCTGCGTAGCTCCGCTCTTGGTATTGGTTGAGTTGTATTAATTCCATTACTCGTAATATATGACGTTATCGGGGATTGTTATGTCTGGGATCGTGTAACCTGTCGCGCCGACTACATTCAACGTCCCTTGCTCAAGTAAACCAACTACCGAAGCATCGGTAGCATTGAGGTTCGTTGAGCTGTTTTGGCCGTATGCTTTATACGTATAGAACCCCGTTTCAGTTAAGAGGACACGGCTTGCCGTTCCGAGAGGTTGGTTCGTGTAGACGCTGATTTTTGTATATCGAGCGTTGTCAACTTCTACATCTCCAACGAAGGCGTGTTTATCCGTGCTTGCCATGTTCTCCAAAATTATCAAATAATGGGTAAACGGGTCGAGGTCTTTTTTCATCTCCTGAAGCGTCAGGTAGATAAATTGCTCGGTGGCTGAATTGGGGTTGAGGTGTATCATTTGAGAATAAAAAAGGGGAGGACTTGCGCCCTCCCCCGTCCTTTTAACCTAAAACCAAAAAGGAAAATCAAACAGTCGTAAACGTGAGGAGCGAATCCGAAGACGAAACGAAAGGAGCTGGAATAGCTTCTTCCGCTGTGAATTGCAACTGATAGCCGTTCAGGTCACCCTTTGCCGTTCCCGTTCCTACTGTGCCTCCCGTCGCTTCCGCTCCGGTCGTGTGACCCATGAGGATATAGTTATCGTTGTTGTCTTGAATTATGATAGACAAACGACCCTTCATAAGTTCGTAGATTTCCGTATTATCTACCGCGTCAAGGTTGGGCATAGTCAACTCCACGACTTGCGAGAAGAAGACAGTACCATTCTCAACGGAAGAGGTAACGGTTTGTTGAAACGAACCCGTGTTCTTAGTGAGTTCGAAATTCTTGAATACAACGGGAGTACTCGCGTCGCCATTCGCTCCCGCTCCGGGGATAACTCCTGCGGCAATAGTACCCCATTCGTCGGCCTCGAATTGAGCAATCCAAACCCTTTTGATTCCTCCGATTTTATCTTTACAGGGGAAGGAACGCCCCGAAACTGTAATACTACAAGCCATATTTTGAGGAATTAAGGGGAGGGATTTAAAGCCCCTCCCCGATTAATTAGGATATGCGGTAAGCGAAACCAGCAGACGGAGCGTCTACGATTTGAGTACCTGCGCTGAACTTCATGATGATTCGAGTAACATCGTCACCCGTTACGCCCATCAAGTTCAAAACAGCCGCTTCGATGTGATCCGTCAAGAGGTCCGTTCCGAAGTACAGGTTCTCTTTCTTCGACAAGATAAACGCATCGTTTGCCATTCCACCCGGTGTGATAATTTCATAGCCGTTGTAGAAATTAGCGGCTTCTGCGGCGTGGAAAGTCAACTCAGTAGTGCCAGCCAAAGCTGTGAAGTAAAGTTGCTTCATCGCTCGTGACATGAAGATTTTCGCGTCTGGGTCTCCTGCGATAGCGAGAGGGGCTTCAGCGGCTAAACCTGCCAAACGACCAAGGATATTCGTCGCGTCTGTTGCACCTGCAAGCTGTTGCATCGTGCCCGCGTTATATCCGTCAACCAAGAGTCGGCAGATACCGTTAAAGCTCGTGTAAGTTGCTCCTCCTGTTGTGCCGTCGGTGTGATTGAAGTTACCGTGCCACAAGTTACGTTCAACTCCTTCGGCAACCTTTGCGGCTACGTACTGAGCGGCGAACGCTTGGAAGTCAGCAGGTGAGTTTGACGATTGACCGCGCATCTGCTCGGCTTCCCATGCAGTACGAAGGTCTTTGTTGCAGACTTGCTCGTTGACTTGGAGAGCTGTTGTAGTCAATACAACATCGCTCAAAGTTAAAGAGCCTCCTGAGTTTGAGAATTCACAATCAGCCGCTTGCAAAGCAACGCCGTCGAACTTGCGAAGGTTGGCTTTGTATCGGACATTTTCGAGAACCTCGACGTAACCATTTGCAATGGTATCGCCAGAGAGGATAGCAGGAGCGACGTAAGGTAGAGCCGCGGTTCCTGCGTAGTTTGAAGTAATTACAGCGTTAGCCATTATTTAGAGAATTGATTTTGGATCGCGGCGATGCGCTCCTTCATTGATAACTTGGTCATGTCGACAGGAGCTTTTATCTCCATCTTAGGTGCGCGAGAGATTGACTTTGAGGCTTGCTTGCTCAACTCGGTAATCTTCGCGTCTCGCTCTTTAATTTGAGAGCTGAATTCTTTCTTCGCTTCTGCGACGGCTTCGGCAATCATACCGGCGACCGCTTCGCGTGTTAATACCTCGGAAGACGCTTCGACTTCTTGAGCCTGCATTTCTTCTTCCTTGTCTTCTTCGGCCTCTACCTCTGGAGCGGCTTCGGCTTCTCTTACTTCAGAAACGGCACCTTCTGCTACTACTAACATAGAGCCGTCGGCAAGGGTGTAGTCTCCGTCTGGGAGAGGGATTTGTTCGCCTTCGTCATTTACTACGAAAACAGAAACACCGACGGCGAAGGCTTCCGCGTCGGTTTGGATTTCTTGCCCGCTGTCAAGCGTAGCAGTTGCAAATTTTACCTCCTCCTTAGTTTCGACCTCCAATTCAACGGAGTATTTTTCGAACAAGTCGGAGATGCGTTCTTTTAGAGTCATCTTCGAGGGATTTGTATTAATAACGATTTTAAAGGGTCATTCCTTACTCTTAAGTTTTTCTGAGAGGTATTCTATACCGAGTTCGATTTCAACGGCTGAGAGAAGCTCTAATTCGGTCAGCTTGGATTTTGCCCAACGAAGCCCCGCCTTCCCTCCCCATAAGAGATACGAGATAGTTCCACATTCGGTCGTGCTGTTGGGGTCGTAATACTCCCCCGCCCTTGAGAGATAAGAGTACATTCGTTCGATGGTTTCTTGCGAGATGGGTTCGCCGTTGGCGAGCTGTTGAGCGCGTACCTTTCCCGTTTGCGTAGCGCATTTATTACCCTGCTTCTCGTTCAATTCTATGCCCCTCTTTGCGTTGTTCTTCACCGCGTCAGGGTAATCGCTATAAGACTCCATGACTACGCGCTGTCCCTCTTTATATCGCTTGTCTTTTTTTACGGTAGCCTTTGCGAGTTCGTACTTGTTAGCGAAATACCCCTCAATAGAGAAGCCTTTCACCGCGCCTTCCTTAACGAACTTCTCCCATATCGCGTCGTTCTCTACCTTCATCGAAACCATCCAAGTTCCTACGGGTACATCGAGGCCATATATCCGCGACTTGTCTTGCTCTCCTTCTACGATCCAACTCTCCACGAGGTGCAGGCCGTTGATTTTATGCTCGTGTTCAAGCGTAGCGTTCGCTTGGTTGCCGTTCTTGAAGTAAAGCTCCATCGCCCTTCGGACGGTCTTCTTTGAAAAATAGACGTAATATTCCTCTTCGCCCGTCTTTCGATAGATAGGCTTATCGGGAATAAGAGCCGCGCCCATAATGAGCCGCTTCTCTTCGTCTTGCGTTTTGAATTGGAGTTGCTGGTTCTTTAGGGCCACCCAATCGCTTTCGATGGCGGGTTGCTCTACGAGAGATATCGCGTCGATTCCGTACATCTCCGCTTCTTCGTCGATTATGAGTTCTAATATGTTCATCCTACAAGTGACGCTTGGTCGTTTATTCGTTGGTTTGCCTGTTGGCTGTTGCTTACTTCTGAAGAGACAACGTAAGTCCGGATACCCGTCTGCCCTGCTCCACCTCCTAAGAAGCCGAGGTCGAGCTGTGGGGCTGTTGGTGTTGGTGCAGATCCTCCCCCTCCACCACCTCCGGACGGAGTTTGTACTTTGGCGGGTGCTTTGAATTTTGACCTCGCTATCGTTGCGACTTGTGCGACACCAAAAGCGGCGGCAAAAGCGGCTTGAGCCCCAGCGTATCCGGGAATCGCGCCAAAAACAGGGTTTGCTTTGGCACTCTTATAAGCGTTTACAACTGCCTCAGTCGCTGATACCGTTGCACTTGCAAGGCTCAACGCCTTTTGAATTTTGAATTGTCGTTCCGCGTTTGCCTCGTCTTTAGATGCGAACGCAGTTGATAAAGCAGAAACAGCGGCAATCCCCTGAGAGGCAATCTGGAATTTCGCTTGTTGAACTTTTTCTTCTTCCTTTATTTTTTTAGCATTTGCGACATCGTCTGCGTCTCTTTGCGCTTTATCTGCATCCGCTTTTTGCTTGCGATATTTATCATCAATCGATTTAATTTTTTGATTAAACGATTCGGTCGCCGCTTGTATAAGTCCTTCGTCGTCACCAGCGAGAGCTACGCGCATATCAAACTCCTGCATCAAAGCGAGTTCTTCTTGCTCTCTCGCGTTTAAAGACTCTCTATATAGCTCGTCTTCGAGAGTTTGCTTTGCTTTGAGTTGGTCTTGGTAGGCCTTCTCCCTTGCTTCTTGCTCATCTTTTATCCGCTTCTTTTCTTTCTCGCTTTCGGCTTTTTGAGCGGCAGTTGCCTCCGCTTTTAACGAATTCAGTTCCGTTTGCAGTCGCTTTTGAGTTTTTAGAGATGCTGTCTGCAAGTCGATTACCGCCGCTTCAGCTTCTGCAACCCGTTGCAAGTCTTCCTCAGTACTTTCACCGAGGGCGACTTGCTCCCTCGTAATGCGAGCCCTCTCTTCTGCTAGACGCAGTTGTTCGTCGACTGTTTGTTGCTCCAAATCAACCGATCTTTGAAGGGCTTCGATTCTTTCCTCTATTGCAAGCGTGTCGTCTTCCGCTAATAACCTCGCTTCTGCGATTTGTTTATTGGTCTCCGCTCGTTGCTTTATGAAGTCTCTCTCTTCATCTTTCAGCTTGTTGAGTGCTTTCTCTAAATCGGCGGCCGCTTGAGCTTCTTTTTTTATTTCCTCCGTCAAATCGGCGATAGCTTCACCCGCCTTACCTACGGCATCCGTAACCGACTCAACGCCTAAGAACACCTTGCCAGCCGCATCGGTGGCAACCTTCCCGGCCTCCGAAAACTTGCCTTTTAAAGCGAGACTAATCGCCGTGCCTACTGCCGGAATGAGTTCGAGCATTCCTTCGAAGCGATTCATTAAGTTCTCCTTAATGAGCTTACCCAGATTTTTGATAGTCTCCTGCGGGTTGGATATAGCTTCGAAAAGGATCTTTCCCATTTCCGAAACGCGGTCGCGGATAACGTCAACAACCGCTCCGAGCGTTGACATAATAACTTTAAGTTTCTCAGCTCCCTCCTTCGTGCTTCGGAAGTACGAAACGAGTGAAGCGATAGCAACTACAAGTAATCCGATTCCGGTCGCGGCAAGAGCAACCTTAAAGGATTTCAAACCCGTTACCCCCGTTTTGATTCCCGCTGTAAAATTCCGGAAGCCCGTTATAGCTCCTCCCGACATTTTGTCGAGTTGATTGGTCAACCCTCCGACGGCTGTATCTGTCTTCTCGACTCCTCCTTGAACGTCTTGTATAGCCGAGTCAACGTTTCCGGTATCGGCAGAAAACTTTAGAAGAATATCTTGTTGAGTAGCCATGAGGTAGTTTTAAAGAGGAGGAAGCAAACCCCTGAGATGTAGACAATAGCGAGAAACCAATCCAAGGCCTTAAACCAAAGGGGGACTTTCGTCTTCTCGCCTTTGTTCTGGAGCAGTT